GAAAAGCAGGACAAGTCTTGTCTGTAACTTGCAGAATTGCTAAGTCTCGGTCTCGGATAAGCTTGATGACTTTAGCTTTGTATGTTTTGTCAGCACTGTCGATGTTGCAGCTGTCACCCTCCTCGTCGAACATATGCGAAACAGTTACCAGCAAGTTGGCTTTGAAAGCCAATGCGTAGCATCTGCCGATACCACTGGCGTTAGTAACACGGCAATAGCTACGGGCCAGTTTTTGGTGAATTTGCGTTGTTCTTAGAGTGGGGTTTACCAGATTTCCTAAAGTGAGCTGATTTGGTGATTGTGTGGTGACTGACAGTATCTTTGAAGCAAGCTTAGGTTGTTCAGTTATGAATTGCTCGACTTTACTAAGATCGTGTATATTGTCCAGGAAATTACTGCGAGCGTACATTGCAGCGTCAGCCCAGTCGTCATAGACGTCCCCTAGCGATTCATGTTTGGCTTGTTGTCTTATGTCGCGGAGGGCAGCAAGTCCTGTGTCTGTAGTTCGGCCACCTTTTCGCATGGCGTCCCAGAACTTGTCCTTGAGGTGGTTAATACGGTTGTAGCGTTCAGAGTCCACCCCATTTTCTTCGTCAAGTGAGTTGGATTTTGCTGTACTGAACATACGTCTCAGTGCCTTGACGGTTTTGAATAATAAATACAAACCGAGTAATGCACCAAGAACTTTGAGCACAAACGGAGCCCATGAGTGGGTGGTTTTTGTCTCTTCCACTTCCTTCTCGTGAGTACGGAGCAGAGCTATGTTTTTCCATTGTGTTGAGCTCCAATTCAGCTTTATGTAAGACACAAGTGCGCAGTATGTTTCGATATCAAAATCAGTTGGAATGATGTTGGTGCCATTGTAGTATTCCACTATGAATGGTTCTAGAGGCACACATCTGAATGTCTCACCTCTTTCTATGCGAAACTGGGTGTTGTCATGAGTGATCTTTATGTCGGTTGATGTAGTTGGCGGGTAGTATAACGTATTGCCGACAGCTGCAAACTCTCGGTTACCAATGGTAAGGGAAACCGTGAGTCCTGGCAGTCGTTTAGTTAGATACACAACCATTCCTTCAAAGTTCATCTCGACATGACTCATATCCTGGAGGTCAGCAGCGGGCAGTAGATGACTGGGTGATGGTATCCTTCGGAATGCATCGACCAGTGTTGGATTAATGCCTATTTGGTGGGTGAAAAATGCTTTCAGAACCGTTGCTTTGGAGGAGAACAGGTCTCTCAGTTCTGGTAGGTCTTTTACTTTAATCTGTAGGTCATATTTTGTGTTATCCGGCGGAGGAGTGCGCAAAACTGTGTAACCATCCATCCCAGTCAGGTATTTGTTGTATTCGCGGATGATGTGTTCCTCCGCGTTAGAACCTGGGAACGTGGTAACGGTGAAATTTCCCGTTTTCTTGTCGATGGTGTATTGCCACTGAGCAACCGAATCGTCTTGTTTTTCGGTTACGTTTCGCACTTCGCCCTCTAAACCCAAGCGTCGTGTTATTCCGCTCTTTCCAGCTGGTGCTCGTACGTGACGTACGATCTTGCCGAAACCCCAGTAGGTGGG